AGGCGTCTGCAACTTCGTTCAGGACTTGTTCGTGGCTCTTGAAATTGCCGGTTTCGTCACGGATCGATATGCCTAAAATCTCAAGTTCACGTTTTGCCAAGCCGATCCCCACTTGTGCTTCGCCAAGTTGCTTTGCAAACTTGATAAGGTTGTTGTCCATCGTTTCCATCGTTTCACCGGATTGCTCACCAGCAAACCTGAACGTCTGCAGTGCGGTCGTGCTAATTTGAAGCTTTGACGCCATTTTGCCGATGGTATCTGCCATCTTTAATTGCTGACTTGCAAACCTGATGAATGCACGAGCGCCCATTGCTCCAGCCAATCCAACGAAAGCGCCCTTCAATGCAGTAACGCCTTTCTGCATTCCTGAGACGTTTTTATTTACTGCCTTAAACGCCGTACCGGTCTTATCGGTAGCCGTAATCTTTATATTGGTTGATGGACTTGCCATTATTTCATTCGTTCATTTTTTAGGTCGAAGTATGCAGACCATAATTTAATTTCAAGTGTTGATAATTCCATTATTTCATCCAAAGATTTATGCAGGATTTCACAAAGCTGGAATAAAAAATAAATGTCATAATCGTCACTTAAGTTTTTTTTAGAGTCTCATGGTCGTCGGACTCATTACCCATTTGCGTGACAATTCCAGAAACGACGTCGGGGTCAACTTCGTGCATAAGAGTCGCCATATGTCCTTCCTGAAAAAGCGCTTTTCCGTCTTTATCAAGCGCCCTTATTACTAACGTCATGCAGAGTGCTTCCGATGATTTTCCATCGCTTACCAGTTTGAAAATCTTTTCCTGCGCCTTAAAATTAATTAAAGGCTTAAAATAAATTTTAAATGGTTTGCCTTCTTCCCCCCACTCCGGAACATCCAAATGTAGTAACTCTCCATTCAGACGTTTCCGGAAATGGTTCGATGCTTTTTCTATTGCAGACGGTTCAATATTTTCCATATTTTACCTTACGCTACGACGGTCAAGGCTCCTGTACCCTGAACTGTTACCGAACTTGAAACCATGTCACCCAATGCACCGCTTTGGCTCGTAGCCGTAACAATGCCTGTTCCTGCGAAACTCTCTGCCTGTGATGCAGTATTTGGAAAAATCTTTATATCAACCGTTTCACCGACAACCATATCGGCTTGAACTGCATTTGATAAGTCATAAAGTAATTCAGCGGAACAAGTCCATGACTTGATACCAGTTGTAAAACTCTTTGAAGTTGCCCCCATAACAGTTGTTTCGATACTGTCTGTTGATTCTTCTACTGACCCATTTATATTCGTCTGGACTCGCTATTTTCCAGACCGTGCGTTAAACACAGCTAACGGTTCGACCCGCTAGATTAGACCATATCACAACCCTTTCGGGTTTCCTCCGCTTCCACTCGCTTGAGTGTACTCCCTTTCGGGATGGTCGTTGAACGTTCCCTTTCGGGCTTCGCTTCTGATTGGCAGTTCCTGCTTTTCCAGAAATTCAAAGGATTTTTCGATATACATTTCTGTATAAAGTCGCAGTTTAGTTTACGATTTTAAATTATTTGTTGAAGCCAGAGTCCCGCCAGTTGTAATTGCCTGAAAGACTCCATCTTGTCCCTTGTATGTTGCCATTTTCTTACTCCTTAAATTGCGCTCTCTGGCGCGTTGTCAAGATTACGATACTCAACAATATAGTTAAGCATCACCGTACCGATCGGCTTTGCGCCGTCAGAATTAAATTCAATAGTTGTTGATGACAAATAAGAATTATTTGCCAATGAATTAATTGTTACATCACCCGCCAAAGCGACTTCGACTTCTTTCGATATTGTGTCCAGCGTGTCGTCCGGAGTTGTAGCCCCGACGACCCCTTGAACGATAACATTAAGAAACCTAGTCATTGGTCTAGGCGACGCGATTTCTGTCACCTCCGATTCCTCGCTAGTTGTGTAAACCAAAAGACACGGAAGCGAACCATCTTCAACCGGATAAACTCGGCTTTGAAAAACATTGCTTCCGGTAGTTGAAAGACCAGTTACATCCGTCGCGATCCGCTCACGAATTGATTGTCTCAAATGTGCCATTTTAAAGTCTTAACCTTAATTGTGTTAATCCTTCGTTATCTGGCGAAACCTCGACGACTGTATAAGTCGTTCCGGAAACTGCCAGAGTGTCACCATGAGCTACATTATTTACGTCGGAAGTCCTAACGAGTGCGACCGGCTGAGAACTTTGAACTGTAGTCTCGCCAGCTGATTCCTCAAAATATTCGCGTTTGAGAATTGCTGTAATTGTACTGGCGCTTGATGCGCTTGTGTCTGTAAAGGTTGAGGACACGCCCCAATCTTCGAGTAACTCCAAGCGCATTGCGTCATCTTCGACCGCCATGATTATTTCTTACGCTTCGTCGGCGCTTCGACATTGGAAGATTTTAAACCGACTGATCGATTTGTGTCTTCCGGCGTCGCTTTGCCTGTATCACAAAGACGCCCTGCTTCGTTTGAATCCATCAATATTGTTTCACCTTTATTGAAGGTTCGACCTTCAAACTCGCAGTCTTCAAGAATCATTATTTTCATGACTTAGCCTTTGGTTTGTGTTTTTTTTCATGTGAATCGCCGGAATGTTTTTCGGCTTTTCCCATTGCAATAAGATCGTGAGCGATATGATCTTCAATATCGATAGACGCCCCCGCCGAAACGTGAGCGCCCTTAATACCGCAAGATTGTATAATCTTGATCTTCATGTTGTTGTTATATCCAAGCAAGCACTAAAAGATTGTGCATGACGAACAGCTAAATCAATCTCGCTGAAAACAACGATTTTGACTGTACCATCTGAACTTGAACTATATGGATCGACAAGTACGTCAGGACTGTTCCCCCATGTTCCCATTAGTAATTGCGACCAGTCTCCATACACCATTGCTGAACATGATCCTGAAGTTGAACCCTTCGTCAAATCTGAAGGAACGTCAGTTGTGAAACGAACTGGATAACCATAAAGCTGATTCCACGGATCATTCAGAATCATTACTGAATCTGAAGACGCGACCCTTGCCGTGCTTGCCATTTTACTTTTCACTTTAGGATTAGTTACAAATCCGCAAGTTGCCTCATTTAGATTGGCGTTGTCAATTTCAACTTCTTTGACAAGACCGGTAACCATTGCCCACGAAGGACTCGCACCATTTGTGTGAAGTGCAAAACTCCCGATGCCAGAAGTTTTTGTAACGCCTGTTGGCTCGTTTGATGCTGAGCCTTCAAGTGCAACGTCCTGTATCTTTGACGCTATTGCACTAACAAGATCATCACGGACAATCTGTTCAATTGATGGATCACTCTCAAGCAAAAGTAGCCTACTCACCAAACTGGAAGCCCCTAAAGTCTTAGCAGTAAGTGTTAATTGTGCAGTTGTTACGGTCTGATCTGCTACGTTTCCAGACTCAGCAACAAACCCCGCGGACGCACCCGCTGAAATTTTAGGAATTTGAACTTTAGTCGTTAAGCCGGACATTGTTCGCATTCCAAGATCCGCGAGAACCATTTTTGCCCTTAGTGCATTAATCCACTCAGACGCAAGTTGTTGTGATGGTGCGAAATAACCGCCTGACGCATCTGTCCCAACTGTTAATTCACGCTTTGCAGTATAGAAATCAGATCGCCAAGCGTAATCTGGAACATAGAACCCTTGTGGTTGCTTTCCGGCTTTATGTGCCATTTCCTGTGACATTTCTGCTTCAAATCCACCGCCAGACCAATCGCCACGACTTGCACAATTCAACGCCCGCAAAAATGAATATCGTTGTGCTTCTTTTGGCTTAATATCTACGGGATCTTCGATAGCTGTTAATGGTTTAGTTTCAATTTTGTTTAACATCGCTTCGCGGAAATCCACCAAAGATGTTCCCTTGTGAACACACTCGTCAGCGAAGTCTCGCATATTGTGGCGAACTCCTAGAGCTTGCATTTCTTTAATTTCTTTTTGTCGATCCGCTAGTGCATCCTGACGTATTTTGTCAGCATTAACGCTAGGCGTTTCTTCGACAATTTTTGCTGTTTCTTCCATATTAGTTTTCTCAATAGTTGGTTGTTGAATTTCGGCACGACCCACGCCAATATCTGATCTATCGGCGGGGATACTGACAGAGCTTATTTCAAGCGGAACGAAACTAGCTCGAAATACGTCTATGCCGTCGCGTTGCTCATCTGTTTTTTCAAGATTTGTAACTTGATAACCAACGCTAATGTTAGTTCGGATTTTGTCGTTAAAATCTTGCATAATTTCAGACGCTAATTCACTTTTTCCAAAGCGTATAACCGCGCGAGACTTTCGCGAAGATTCGTCTAAAAAAGCCGATTCAATAACTCCAATCTGAACTTCAGGATTATGATTTAATAAAAGCGGAGCTCGACCGGACGAAATAAAATCCATGTCTATGTCCTCACTTTTATGACTTAAAACTTCCCACCCAAAAGAACGCATTACTGGCTCTTCGGAAGCAAAAGATAAATTGAAACGACGGTCGTCTTCTCCTTCGGCGCGAGTAAATTCTAACGCCATGGTTCGCGTTTCTAATTCTTCAAATTTTTTTCTTTCTTCATTCGTCAGTTGTTTCATTTTCGTTAACCTCCGGTTGTGCGGGCGCTTTTTGACCCAATGGTTGAATATTAATTTTTAAGCCGAATCTTTCCGCCATTTCTAGATCGCTTTGTAGAGTGCTAAAAACCTCTTCCACATCACGACCCGATACAGCTTGTGCAACATCTGTAAATGTTAGGAATCCATTCTGTAGCGCGTTTATATTTGCTTGAACCTCACGTTGCGGATCGACCCACGAATAACCGCGTGGTCTAAAAATCGCGTTATTAGCGAACTTGTTATAACGTTCCATAGGGAAAGGAATAATACCTTTAGTCATCCCTAAATTTAACCACTCGCGAAAAACTGGT